AAGGAACTCGACAACGCTAGAGCAAAGGGCCCAGAAAATCAGGCTCTCGAGCTCGAAAGTGAAGCCGTTTCCCATCGAACTAACCTTCCGGTACGTAAAGTTCCCGGTAGGCAGAACACCTCTCGGAGAGCGGCATAGCTCTATCGCCGCAACCCAATCGGGGGGTAATAACTCCTGGACTAAATACCAGGAGACGCTGTCACTAGCTGATGATAAGTCAACCGTTGCCAGCTTCCCTGTAAGACTACCCAAACGTGCAAGGTCTTGATTCCGACCTTGGTTATTCAGATCAACGCCGACCTTTCGGAGGCGTTGGCGTATCATACCACCAAGGCCTTTCTGAACATACATGTTCATGGTAGGCTCGATGGCAATGGTACGATCAGTCTTACTGTTCTTCGGCACTGTGACCACCTTGTTACCCGGGACAATGGTAAACCATTGACTCGGATCTAGTCCACTAACGGATGTGTGGAAATCACGCCACACACTATGACTGCATACTGCAGCCACGGCTAGATCAAGGCACCCAACAGTAACTGACGGTTTAGTTTTACCGTACTTATTTGGAACCTGTGATACGCTTCGTTTAACGTCGAAGCTTGCACCTGGACCAAAGCCGAAATACTCTTCACATGAATCCCAAGAAAAAGGACCCAAACAACGAACTATCTTTTCTTTCATAGAGTGGAATACCCAGTGAAAGTCGCGATCCATATAGGGCCGCGATAGTTGAAGCCTCAGATTCGCATCTGAGGAGTGAAGGGCATTCTCTACATCAACGAACGTCTTGAGAGCTGTTGCTTTCCGGTCGATCCCGATGTTAAAAGGGAACTTAGAGAAAACCTCAGAGAGCAAGTATTCGTCTCTAGAACACTCATCAGGATTAACCGACAGGTGTACTAAAGCGTGGAACTCACCTCGTAAGAAGTGAGAACCGTGAGACGTAGCCGCTAAACCTAAGAAATCGATTAGAAGTTTTCCGATTTCGAAGGTCAAAGGGGAGATCTTACTGTTACTGGACATGATACAACTCCTATAGGATTTTGTACATATTGCT